GTATAATGATACTTCAGTGCCCCAAAACTCATCACAATGCTTAAGCCCATTTTCAATAATTTGATGTGCCATATTATGTGATTGCTTACTATATGGATTGCTTCCAGGTTCTCCTGTATCGCCATTCTTAATGTAGGTTTCTAGCCATTTGTGCATACGTGTGCCACGACTGGCTGCTTCAGTAGTAATTGCTTGTGCCTTTTCAGGGCCCATACGTTTACGCCATTCTAATAAAGCTTTTTTAGCTTCTTCTGGTTTTGTGGCATCTAATATTGTTGTAACACTAGGAACTCTATATCCATCTGGTGTTACATATTTGCGTGAGCCATTTATTTGCTCACGTTTTAATTCCGTATAAGGGTATTTGTTAGGTAAATATTTCAAACTCTAAAACTTTCACCGCATCCACAGCGGTCCTTTTCTTGTGGGTTAATGAACTCAAATCCTTCGTTAAGTCCTTTTTTGACAAAATCAATAGTCATTCCTTCTAAATAAGGACAACTTTTCTTATCTATGTAAATCATGCAACCATTACAATCTATAGATTCATCTAATTCTGTAGGACTATCTACATATTCTAATACATATGCTAAACCAGAGCAACCTGTGGTTTTCACACCAATACGTATTCCTAATCCTTTTCCTCTTTTTTGTAAATTGTAAATTATTTTGTCTTTAGCTGTTTGTGTAACACTAATCATTTTAATGCGTTTTTAGCCATTTGTTGAACTACTTTTTCATTCTTATCTGTAACTTCACCAGGTACTGATTCAGTACCTTTCCATACTATTTTATCACCCTGTATATTAGCAATAACTTTATTCATGGGTGGCTTTTTAATTAAATCATATAAATCAGTAATATCAATGTCAACTATATCATATTTTTGAAAATATTTCAATAGCTGATCAACGTTCCACTCACCAACAATTTTGCCATTGTCTAAATCATTTTTTAATTGATCGACAATGGCAACTAATTTTGTTGTTTCAGGATTATCAAACTCAACGATAAGCATATTATCGTTTTGCTCTACCAACTCCACCTGTTGGTGTTGTTTCTGGTTCTTCTGGTGGCATAGGAGCTTCCATATCTGCGCCCATCTCTGCTCCCATATCACTGCCCATTTCTGCTCCTGCGTCCATTGCTAGATCACCTGCTTCTTCAGCACCTGTGTCAAAACTCATAGCAGCAGCGCCTTCCATTCCTGTCAATGAATTTAGTGAACCCTTGACCCCATCAAAACTAGCTTTTAAGGCTTCACTTAATGTTGTTAATTGTTGTCCAACACTATCATTAAACTCTTGTGCCTTTTGTACGTCCATTTCACTTTCAATACTGCTTACAAGTGCTGGCAATTCCTTAACCTGCATTTGACCTACATCTTCTAACATCTTTTGAATACTATCAACCATATCCTGGGCTGCCAAAATAACTTGTGACTTTTCAACTTCTTCATTCTCTACAACAAGACGTGGTCTAATTTTATTCAACTCAATATAATGGTCACGAAGTGCTTCCTCCATAAACACTAGTTTTAAATAACTAGCATTGTTTTGTTGTTTGTAAAATGTAGGAGATTTTCTTGTTTCAGCCAAAGCTTTTTTAACTTTGGTTATCATAGTTTGTGTTTGTACTTTATTTAATTTGGAAGGATTAAAACTGTAATCAAAACTTTCTTTCAAAGCTTTGCTAGCAAATTTCTTATCTTCTAGGTCAAATAGTTTCATGGTAGTAATTCCGTATTAATATATTATTTATCTGGTTAACACAATTTTAAACAATTGATTCTTCATACTTTTTGTTTAACCAGTATCTACTCATATTTATATGCTTTTGAATTTCATCTTCATATGACTTTTTACGGAAAATATACTCATTTAATTTGGTAAGATATAACAATTTTGTATCCCTATCTACCTTTGTTCTACACAACCTTTTATAGTAATCTATATTACTATAGCAATTTTCAATTTTCCTGTCTAATTCTAAAACTACGTTAGCTTCATTGTATTTACCAATATTCTCATAGATACAATAGGTTATAGCATACTTTATATTATGTAAGGTTAATAAACCAGTACGATGTTGATACGTAATTTGAAATAACGTCTTGTTTTTTTGTGTCACAATAAATTTATCAAACAACATATGTTTATTGTTTTCCAATTGTATAATAAACAAATCACGCACCTTGTTAATTTGCTTTATTACAAAGTTTTCTAATATTTTTTGTTTATTCATAAAGTAGCTCAAAATGAATGTTTTTAAGTTCAGGGCTTATGTTTAAGAAATCTGTAATGTTTTCTACTTCTGTTCCACACTTTACCATAGGTATATTATCACAATCCAAATACAAGTAACCAAATTGTATTTCATTATCAAATACTGAAATATGGTTTACTTCAAAAACAAACTGCCAATAACTCATTTCTTCCTGTGAAAACATAAAACCAAATTCTGTAAAATCATTTGATGTATGTTTTGTTACTTCAGTTGTCATTTCAGGTTGTGCCCTTAATGAAATTACTTGTAAAATTGTATCTAAATTTACTTGTGTATTACGTTGATAAATGTATTTTTTTGAATCCACACCTTCAGGTATCTTATTACGTTGACGAACATTTGTTTTTGTTATGTCAAACAAAGTATAACATTTTATTTTATTAGTCATACTGTATTTAGAAAATAAAAAACCCGGGCGATAAAACCCGGGTCTGTAAACAAGCTAATTAAATTAGTTTGTGAATGTTGCTGTAGCTGCAGTTGTTACAGCGTAGCCTAATGCTGCTGTTAGAGCTACGTCTAGGTTACCAGCGTTTGTAAAGTCCCAAGCATCAACTGGATAGATAGCAACCGCTAATGTATCTGTGTTATCACCAACTTCAGTGAATTCATAAATCATCATTGTTGCTAGTTGCTCAATTGTTTGGAAAGCAATTGCTAAATCAGCACCACTTGGTGTAGCAGCACCAGTAAATGTGATTGTACCAAATGCTAACTTTGGACCTTGTGGTTGAACTGTAGCAGCACTTGTAATTGTGTTAACGCCAGTATTTGTATAGCTAAAACTATCATAGTTAATGAGTGGCTTAAAGTCGCCATTTGCTCTTGTAAATTGTGCCATTTTAAAATTCCTTTATGTTAGTTGAGCGCAAGGCTCATACTATTATTTATACAAGTTGGCAAAAAAGTCGGTGTTAAGCTCTTCCTGCGAGATTTTGGGCACTAAAACCCATACGATTAACTAACTTTAACCCTTGACTAACAAAACCTTCTTGTGTTCTTGTCCCATCTTTTAAATAGCCTTGAACTGGGCTATTTTCTGCTGCAGCATCTAACTGTGGCACAAGGTTTTGTTTTAAATTATATATGTCTATCCAAATCTTAAAAATCTTCTCAATTTTATCACGGTTTCCATCCAAATAACCCGGTGTATGCTGATTAGTATTTGGATCTGTGTATCCTAATAACTTTCTACGCATACTATCAGTCATTGGTCTACTCTCTACATACTTATAAAAATCATTTACAAGATTACCTAAATTTCGTGATACTATCTTTTTGTTTATGTAACTTGTAAACAAATTAGTAAATGCGTCTATTGCTTGTGGAGGACTACTAAAAAACTCATCTAAATCATTGCCATAATCACGTTCTGATTTAAGTGCGTTATTTAATAAAGTTTTATCCATAGATAGCTTGATTGACATTGGCATCTTGGCAGGAAGTACAGACACATCTTTTCCTTGTCCTAAACCACCTGTACCTCCGTTTAATAACTCACTATCATCAGTAGTTTGACTGTTGCCAGGAATGCTTTGATGAACTACTATACCTGCTTTTTTGCCATCAAAATACTTTTTACCAACTTCACTTTTTGGATCTACTGTATACCGTATACCATTTGGATTAGCTTGAAAATGATATAATCCATCACGCTGTGGTCTTAATGGTTCACTGAATAACAAATCGCCCCAAAAATACCCTGGCTTTTTAGGAGTCAAACGTTGTAGTTCAGGCCATATTTCTGCTATAATTCTGTGTAAATCACTTCTATCTACACCACGATCTAAATCATATTGTCTAAATTCTTCAGGACTATGAATGTATCTTGCTTTATTATTAGTCCCTTTGTTAAACATATGTTTATCCATTATACTAAATTTACCATCGGGACCATAACCAAAAATCAGTGCTGGATAACCGTCCCATTTAATTGTAATGTTATTGGGATTTTTTACTGTATCTATTAATGCTTGTATAGCACGTTGAACCCCTGCTGATCCTTGTAAGAAAACCAAATCTTCAGGATGATCCATATGACCTTTTGCTTCAACAATAGGCTTTTTCAATGATTCAATTTTATCAGTAAGTATTCGTAATGATTCTGCTAACATTAAAAGACCCTATATTTTTGTATAAATTTCTTAATAATATTGTTTACTGTAGTTGGATCACGTTGATATAATGTATCAAAATATTTTTCGACTTTCTTTTCATCAATATCATATGCTCCACCTGATCCAAATCTACTTTTAGCCCAATCGCTCATATTATCAGTTGATAAAAATGGTCTATTAGTTTTTGGATCAACAATATTTGACTGAGCTGGTGCTGCTGACGTAGTTGCTTGTTGAGCAGGCTGAGGTGCTTGTTGAGTAGGTTGCTGTGCTACTTGTTGAGCTGGTTGTTGTCTAGCAGTATGGACTTGACCAGTTTGTGTTTGTCTAATCGTACCTCCTGTACTGCTAGGAGTACCTGGATCAACTTGTTGTGCCATTTGTCCAAATGAACTTGGAGGATTGGCTGGAGCTTGTTGTCTAGGTTTAGCTGGTCTACGAATTTTCATTTGTTTATAAACAGTATCAACCACATTTGGAGGAACACCTCGTTGTGTTAGAACATTCATAATTTGATTACTGTCAGTTGGGCTTCCTGCTTTTTGCCAAGCACTCATTAAATCGTTTGCTGATAATTTAGTTGTAAGTTTACTCCCTATTTTACTTCCAAGTTTTGATGCTGCTCCCTTTATTGTGTCTAAAATCCCCTCAAATAATTGATTAACTTGTTGATGATTTAAATGTAAGGATTCTTTAACTGGAGCGGTAGCCTTAATTGCCTTAAGTAAATCGTCCCCACTAACTATTCCTGATCTAAGCAAATCAGGACTACCACCTGCGCCTGATGCTAACATTTGAACTTTATTACCATTCATATCTAACACAAACAAATTGCCACCTTTTGGAACATATTGGTATTTCGAAGGATCATAATATGTTTGCGCCCATTGTTCATATCGAGCTGGTAACTTAGAAACTACACTACCTGCTGATGTTGCCTGTGATGCTGTATCAGCAGCACTTGTATTTGTTGGGGCTGGTTGACCTTGTAATGCCTTACCAACTTGGCCTGCTGCGTAAGCCATACCACCTGTTTTGGCACCTTGATAGGCAGCACTACTAAACTTTTCACCTTGTAACAACTTATCTACCATTTTAAATAAACCAAGTGCGGCAGCTCCACCTAATCCTGCTCCACTAATACCAGCAGCAGCAATCAATGCTGAATAAATTAAACTTTGTGCTATAGGATGTTTTTTAGCAAAGTCACGGTATTTCTGAACATATTGCATAACACCTTGATCACCACCAGTAGCTTGTTTTAATTTTGCAGCAGCTTGGTCGTAATAAGCATCTACATTTTGTATTGGTTTACTGTTTTGAACTTTAGTCTTTAAGTCTTCCCATGCTTTATTAACGGCACTAGCAGCATCTACCCCTTTTCCAATAAAGGTACGATTGCCTCCCCCTGAAGTAATAGTAGTTTCAACATTCTTAAATAATTGCTGAATTTGATCAGGTGTTAACTGCGCTTCTACAATCTTTTTACCAGCACTTTCCCAAAGCTTATAGGTATAAGCTTCGTTTAATATTTCTTTACTGATGTTAGGATTGGCTATCTCCGTTATTTTCATCTTTTTTCCTTATTGACTTCGAAAATCTATTCTTATCTTTACCTTTAATGGCACTGAGCAACTTACGCTCTAGTAACTCGGCTTTTTCCTTACTGTAGTGCCTATTAATAAGTTCAATTAAATTAATAGCACTGGTAATAACATTCGTGGCACGATTCTCAATCACATGATTCATATCACGGTTATTACCAATTGCTTCTAATTCTTCTAGCAAACTGCGTGTTTTTTTTAACATAAACGGTCTTCCCGTATGTATTTAGTCTAGTTTCTAACTTTGGCTCTGTAAAGATTTCAACAAGGATTTCAATTTACTACTACCAACATCTGCTACTACCTTACTTTCTGTTGGTTGTACAACTTCTTTAACTACTTCATTTGTAGTCATGTTAGGACGAATCTTGTTTAATATGTCACTTGCTGTATTGATAGGTTGTTTATTGTCATCATTACTATCTGTAATTCTTAAAGTTTCAATATTAAAATCTAATTCTATCTTTTGTCCTACACCACTGCTACTTCTAGTTTTCATTAACTGTAATTGATATTGTCCACGTTCACGCATACTACGACTTGTGAAAATACCAAACACATTATCAGCAGTGTTAATCTTACTAATACCACCACTGATATGACTATGATCAAATTCAATCTCATCAACCGCAGTACGATTTAACTGACTTGCTGTGACAAATAATACGTTTAACTCTTTTGCTAGATTACGCAATTCTTCACTAACATATTTGTCTTTAACAAATAAATCACTAGGACTTACTTTGGCACTGACTGGCATTAGTAGGTCAAGATAATCTACGCAAATAAAATCAATTCTCATTCCTGTTTGTATCTGTAATTCTTTACAATATGCTCTTATATCGTTTACAGTGGATTGTGCTGGCATATACTTTATACGAAACTTATTGTTCATTTTTCTTTGAAACATTTTAAGTTTCATTTCAATATTATCAATATCACGGAATATTTCACGACTACTTGTGTCAGTCATCATACCATCAATACGCATAGCAGAAAGACCTTCACTTAATTCCAGTGTAATGTATATCCCACTCAATCCAGCATGTATCCAATTTACACATAAGTTTTGCATAAACAATGATTTACCTGATCCACTACCACCAGCAAAGATTTGTAGTTCGCCACGATTAAACCCACCGTATAGTTTTTGATCCATACTAGGCCAACCTGTACTATTTTGACCATTGTTTGATTTTAATGCCAACAATCTATTTTTAGGGTCAGCAAAATAATCTGTTCCCATATCCTTCTGTAAACTAATTTGTACTGCGTCTTTCAATACTTTTTCGATTAAGTTATAATCACCTTTGTCATGTAACCCAACTGCTTTGAATAATGCTCGTTCAATTTCTTGTCGTTTAGTAAAATTCTCAAATTCATCTAAAAAGTAATTGGTCTGTCCCTCATTAAACTCTGAAATAGTTTCAACCTCAATACCAGTCTCAGCTTTAATTTGTATTGATTCTGGCATGATGTTATATTTTTTACTATGTTCTACTATGAATTCAGCGGCACGACGTAAACTTTTATCAAAGTTTTCTGCGTTCATAATATTCATAACTCGTGTATAAAGTTCTGCGTTTGTTACCATCATACGCAAAAACATTAGTTGCTTATCTGTTGTAAATTCTTTACTTAAACCTTTTTGTGACATTTAATCTCCTCATTTCAATTTGTACTTTATTACGTGTCGCATTTTGTATAATACTCAAAAGGGTAGGAAGTTTTCCATACCTTACTACGGCGTCATTTATATCTTTTACTTCAGGATGCCATTTTGGAATGCTTACTTCATATCCCAATTCAAGTGCCTGTTCACAAGTCTTTAATCCTGTGATGTCCATGTCAGGAACAA